TCTTTAAATGGCTGCACAAATTTTGTTTCGCTGATCGCGTTTCGTATCGGCAAAATCCTCAAACGGGAATGATCGACCCCTACGCGACGCATGTTGCGGAGGGCCGGCGCGAAGTCTATAATGAAATTATGCGGCTGATGAAACTAGATGAGCGAAAGCTCATGATACAAATGTCACAACTTAAACCGGAGGATTACGATGAGTGATGCAGCAGGCGCGGCAGCGGCAACGGGCGGAACAGCAGTAGTAAACAAAGAACCAGGCGTCGTGAACGGGGAAGCTGGTAAATTCACCATCGCTCCCGAGGTTCTCGCATGGGGCAAGGGCAAAATCGGCGACAGCTTCGAAAAGCTCGCCAACGACAATCCAGATTTTTACAAAATGGCGACGTCCTACCGCGAGACAGAAAAATTGCTCGGCGGCGACAAGCTTCCTCTCCCGAAAGACCCGAACGACACCGAGGCATGGGGCCAGGTATACGATAAGCTCGGGCGCCCGAAAACGGCGGCTGAATATAAGATCCCACTCAAAGAGGGTGAAGATCCGAGCATGGTCAACTGGGCGAAGGGCGTCTTTCACCAAGCCGGCCTGTCACAAAAGCAAGCCGAGAAGGTCGGAACGGAGTGGAATGGCTTCGTTGAAAAGGTCATCGCCGAAACTGACCGCCAAAACGGCGAGAAGGCCGCTGCCGATCTCGCCGGCCTGCAAAAGGATTGGGGTAACGACTTCGAAGGCAATAAGGTCGTCGCCACGAAGGCATGGAACGCCCTCGCATCCGAACTCGGCATCTCCCGCGACAAGCTGGACGCCCTGCAAGAGGTTTTCGGTGTCCGTGACGCTATGCGCCTGTTCGAGAAGATCGGCACCAAGCTCGGCGCGCGCGAGGACACGTTCGAAACCGGCAGCAACCGCGGCGGCACACTCTCCGTCAGCAAAGAGCAGGCGCAAAAGACGAAAGATCAGCTTCTCGCTGATCCCGAGTTCGCGCTGCGCTACAAACAGAAAGACCACAGCGCCGTGCAACGCCTTCAAGAGCTTAATTCCATCATCGGCGGTCAATAATGGGAAAACATCACGGTTTCGCCCACGATCAGGTAAAGGGTCGCCCTCTTGCTGGGCCTGAGCAGGAAGCGCCCGATGACGGCACACGCGCAGAACCCGGACCGGTTCCAACCCTGTCACAGGCAGAAACCCAACAAATCCGCCTCAAATGCCTTGAAATTGCTGGAAAAACAAGCCCTGACATCAATCAGGTTTTGGCGGCGGCGATTATCATGGAAAAATGGGTGTTGACGGGAAAATAAAAGTGTGGTGGTATGAGAATACCACACGGCCCTTTTCTAAAAAGATTAGCGCACTACAGTCGCCCTTTTGAAAAAAGATTAGCCATTGAGTTTAAAAACTTAATTAGCTTTTCATCAACTTTCAAAGGGGCATAAAAATGTCATACCAAATTCCATCCCAGTATATCCTTCAATACGACGACGAGATGCGCCTCGCGTACCAGTTTGAAGGCTCCAAGCTGCGCGGCAAGCTTCGTGCATCCACTCATAGCGGTATGGGCGCTTCGCCTGCCGACTATGTTGGCCCGATGCTCGCCAACGACAACCCCGCCCGTTTGGCTTCCACGCCGAACAACAGCGCGACGGTTGTTAGACGCTGGGTGTACCCCAACTATTTCGACGTCGGCACCGTGATCGCTCAACAGGACTTGACGCGCGTTTTCAACGGCGGTCAGCTCCAGTCGGGTTATTCCGAGGCTCAAGGCAAGGCGATGGGTCGTAAGGTTGACGACTACATTCTCGCCGCATTTTTCGCAACGTCTGTTACGGGTCAAACCGGCACAGGCACAACGGCATTCCCATCCGGGAACATCGTCGCTGATAACTTCGGTCTTGCTGCCGCCGGTGGTATCACCGTCGCTAAGCTGATCGAAGGCAAGCGCATTTTGCAAGCCGGTGGTGTCGATATCGAGAGGGTCAAGCTGCATTGCGCGATCACCTCAACCGATCACGCTGCGCTCTTGAAGCAAATCGAAATTCGCTCCAAGGAATACAATGACAAGGCGGTTCTTGTTGACGGTTTTGTCACAAGCTACCTCGGCATCAACTTCACGCATATCGACTTCCAGAACGCGACATACTACCCGAACGCCGCCGCCGCGATGGTTAACGCCGTCGGTGCCGGTGAGCGTCTGGTTCCGCTGTGGGCTGAGGACAGTATGTATCTCGGTGAGTGGGGGCCGATCAGCCTCCGCGCGAGTGAACGTGCCGATCTGTCATACGCATGGCAGATGTATAGCTTTGGTGAATTGGGTGCTACCCGCCTTCAAGAGGCCGGTGTCGTTCAAATTCTCTGCGCTTAATCAACTAGAATAAGGAGTAACATAATATGGCTACAACCCTCAACATGGATCCCTATTCTGGCTTGTTGACCTCGCCTCAAACGCTGGTCGGCCCGGATAAGGGTTATGGCGGCAAGCTCGTCGGTTTCACAGCCGTCGGCACCTTCGCCGGTCAGGGCGCCACGGCAACGTGGAGTGCCTTTAAAATCCCAGCAAGCTACATCTTGCTCTTTGGTGTGATCGCCGTTGACACGACAACCGGTTCCACAACCGTCGCTGTCGGGGTTGCCGGTGATACCGCAAGGTACAAAGCTGCCGCCGCGATGACCACGATCAATACGCCGATACTGTTCTCCAGTAATATCGCTGCAACGTCGCCGCTTCAAGTCGATCCGCCTGTTCCGATGGGCGCCGACACCGTGGTTCTGGTCACGCTTGCTGCCGCAACGCTGCCGTCTTCCGGTACGCTGCAAATTACCGCTGTGTGCATGGCTACTTGATACTGTTCCTTCCTTGGGTTAAACTGGGGCAGGCTTAAAAACCTGCCCCATTTTTTAGGAGAAAAACATGACCGCAAATCTTTTGACCTACGAGATCAGCTACGACACCCCCGTGCAAGAAAGCAACGTTACAGAAACAAACGTTGCCGCGACGTTCCCGACTGGTTTCACGGCAAGCGGATCGGTCATGCTGATTATCGACCTTAGTCAGCAAGGCTCAAAAGATGCGGCTATCCGGGCTGTTACAATTCTCCAAAAATATATTGACCAGAGTGTGAAATTCTTAAAATAAACGGTGAGGTGATATGTCGTCACAAACTGACATATGCAACATCGCTTGTGTTCTGCTCGGCGATCAAACCATTGTAAGCATAAACGACCTGACGAAAAGAGCCCAAACGCTCAAGTCTATGTATGACGTTGTGCGTAAAGCCATGCTCAGAAAAAACGCATGGAAATTTTCCCTCCTTAAAGAGCAGATCGCCTCCATCACTCCGACGCTCCCCATACCGCCGCCATTCTCTCAGGCTTTTGCCATGCCTCCCGGCGATCAATGTCTCCGCCTGTGGGACATAGGCAACACCCGTCAGACGCTCGGATATTTGAACTACAGAACCGGCCTAGAGAAGCTTTACATGTGGCAAGGGAACACGATTTTCACCCAGCTACAGTCTCCGTTGTGGATCCACTACTCTCAGGACATAACTGACACAACGCAGTTTGACCCGTCTTTCGTGTGGGCCTTCGGCGCGCGGCTCGCTGACGTATGCTGCGAAACCATCACCCAAAGCTCTCAGAAGCGCGCGCAGGCACAGGCCGAGTATAAAAAGGCATTGTGGGAGGCTGAAACCACAAACGCTATCGAGCAACTTCCCGACGGCATGGCTGACGATAGCTGGACGCTGGGGAGACTGTAATGGCTAAAGCAAACCCCATTAAAAGCTCGTTCAACGGGGGAGAGCTTTCACCCCGCATGGCTGGGCGCGTCGATGAGGCGAAATATCACGCCGGCTGTTCTGTTCTTCAAAACTTCATCCCGACAGTGCAGGGGCCAATCATCCGGCGCGGTGGGACTTACTACGGCAATGAAGTGGACAACAGCGCAAACAGAACATGGCTCATCCCGTTCTTTTTGAATGTCACCCAGTCTTACATGCTTGAGTTCGGCGATCAGTATGTCAGATTTTATACCAACCGTGGCGCCGTGCTTGAAAACACGATAGCGATCACGGGGGCGTCACAGGCCAACCCCTGCGCGATCACCGCGACAAATAACTTCTCCAACGGGCAAAAGGTTTTCATCACCGGGCTCGGCGGCATGACGCAGCTTAACGGAAAATATTACCGTGTGCAGGGATGCTCAAGCTCGGGGTTCACGCTGACGGACACGGATGGGAACGCCATCAATTCCAGCGCCTTCACGGCCTATACAAGCGGCGGCACAGTGGCGCGGGTTTATACGTTGGCGACGCCCTATGCCTA